CCTTGATATCTTCGTATATTGTGTTTTTGTGTTTATGATGATTAATATCAATCCAGAATAATTTATCTCTTGCTACTATTACATTGTGAATCCTTTTGTCACAATTTTTATTTATATCACCAACTATTTCGTCTATTTTATTTTTCCACCAATCTAATTTAGGGAATATTATATTCATCTTCTTTAATGTCAATAAATTTATCCCAGGTGTCCAGCTTTGTTCTACAAAATCTTTAAAGAAATGAACTCTATTATTACTATATTCAATCTTATAATTGGTTTTACATTTGGGTTCAAAATCTAAATGAGGAATATGTCTCTCGGTTATATAATCCCCATTTATTAACCATAAACTTCTATACTTTGATGTATGTGCTTTTACCTTACCTATATAATCTACTTTTCTCCCTGTTATTGTATTTAAGTATTTAGAAATATTCCCGTAATTTCTTCTTATTCTATTTAAGAAATTTTGTCCAGTTGCATTATAATCATCTAATTCGGGTATTTCTATTATTACTTTTCCAGAAATTCTTGAAATATTTTTTAGAAACTCATCACTGTTTATCCAATGTAATGTGCTTAAAATCAAAGTTATATCAAAGAAATCGCAAACCCTCATTAATTTGTCAGAGAACTCTCGATTCATACCAAAGCAACAACTAACTATTTTCCCTTTATGTGAATCATTAAGCCATTTATATTGCCAAAAAGCTCTGTTCTTTTTTTGTTCAACACCAACAGCTAATAGATTTGTTTCTTCAGCTATTTTTTTCAAAAAGAATCCTTCAGCAGTTCCTATATCCAAAAGAACTCCTTCTTTGGGTAAAAGAGGTTTTATCATATTCCATCTTTCTTGACAGTCACCTCTTTCAGATTTCTTTGTTATTCCTGGTATATATTGATAACTCATAATATTTTACTTACCCTTTCTCTAACTTCTTTTGGTGTTGGATTAAATCCTTCTATATATTCAACATTAACTTTAAATGGATTCCAAATTTCTTTGTATCTTTTTTCTAAAGGTTCAAAGTAATAAGTTTTATTTTTATCAGGACCCCAAACAACTACATCAGTTCCGCAAGCCATCGCTAAATGCATTACTCCTGAACTAACACCAATTACTACTTTTGCTCCTGCTATATAATCCATTAACTCTTGTAATTCTATTCCTCTTAAATCATTATACATTAAAAAACTTTTATCTTCTTTTGACCCTATAAAACCTACTTTTAAACCCTTTAATTCTTCTAAAACATGCTCCCAATTTTTGTAATTGTAGTTCTGCTTTCTTTTTATTCCTCTAGCATGAATTAAAACATCATAGTTTCCTTTTGGATTACCATATTTATAATATTCACCATCGACTTTGTAAATTTTAGGATACCTCAATGTTCTATTATTACTGCCATGCGTTTCAAAAGCTGCAAAATCTTTATATAGAGCTTGCATTCCTGGAAAACTACTTATGATTGCTCTATTAAATTTTCTAGAAATCTTTCTACATCTTGGAGCCCAAGTCATTACTTCCCAACCTAATTCACCATGCCATTCTTCAAATATTACTGTTCCATCAACTACATGATAATGTTTATTCATAATATTTTATTATTACTTTCTCCTATTTTTTCAAATACAATTGTTCCTCTATCATTCGTTTTGTTATATTCTAATTCTTTAATTACATTTGAATCAGTTTTTAAAATCAATTCAATTGCTGCTCTTATTTTATGTTTATATACTTTAGAATTATAATCATGAAAAGCAATTCTCCCACCAACTCTTACAAATGGTTCTAAGAAATGATAATCAACTAAAGCCCATCTCTGCTCATGATTGCCATCTATAAATAAAAAATCGATTGGTTTTGGAATTATATCTATATTAAACCAAGGATTTGCTGAACGTATTAAAGTTAGTGTATTATGCAACCCATAATAATCTCTATTCTCATACCATCCCTTTTTTGGTTTTGGTTCTATACAAAATACTTTTGCGCCCACTTCCTTTGCTATTAATCCAAATAACATACTAGAACATCCGTCCATAGAACCTGTTTCTACAATTGTCTTCGGATTAGTTGCTCTTACATGTCTCTCTAATATAATGTAATCTTCTCCTGCTAATCTTCTTTTCCCTCTTAAAGTTATTTCATCATATAACTCTTTCCCAAACATTATGATACCTCCAAGATTCCATCAGAATCTAAAACCAATTCAAAATCACCATTAGTTGATGTATATGATTGGTCAAATTCTACTGATAAAAGTAAATCATCATCATCTAAATCATCATCATAAAAAATTGCATGCGAAGCTGTTATAGAAGAATCTTGCCATTTAGGATTGTCTGCATCAAAGTATGCTTTATCGTTGTCATCATCTTGTGTTAATGATTTATTTGTTAATGCTTGCCCACCTGCTGAATATCCCGAACCACTTACTTCATTTGCTACTATATCAGCTTTAGTATTATGGTCTACATTAAATGAATGATTGCTATCCAACAGCATCACTTTTATAGTATCATTTTCTAAATCCATTGAAGTCATTAAATTCTTTTTACATCTATTATAAACTCCCGATGCCATTGTCCCCTCCCTTTGTTTTTATTTTTAAAATCGGAACATGTATTTTCACACTTTTTCTTCCATCAGGGTGTTCTATTGTTTCACCTTTTGCTTTTACTATAGGTATATTTTTTCCTTCTTTCTTTATTATTTTCTCAATCTCAAACGCTCCTTTAGGAGTCAATAAATATAGTTTTCCTTTTCTTTCAATTATTTTACTCATTATGCCTCCCTATAATAAACTTTATAAACTCCAGGTCGTAATTCTATTTTATTTTCTACATCAGCTCCACTCTTCCAACCATATCCCTCTAAAGTAAATCTTAAATCAACTATATCAGAATCGGTTATTTTAAATTCATTCTCCCACCCTGAAGCTGCTGCATTACTAGTGTTGCCTGCCATCCATTTATGTTTTCTTTGTTCCATCTATTCTTTCCTTTAACCTATAAAATTTTGGATTTTTGTTTAACCAAAGATGATGAAAAGTAGATAACATTACACCCATTTTTGGACAATGTAAGAATTTATTTATATCAACTACTATTCCTGCATGATTCATAATTCCATTTTTCCCTTCAAATAAAACAACATCTAATAATGCTGGTATTTCTACTGGTTGCCATCTTTTGTAATAATCCTTATAAAAGTTTAACATAAAATAATTTTTGTCTTTTTTACTCCAATCTTCTTCATATTCCTTCCAATCTTGTATCTGATAACCAAACTTCTTGTAAGCATAAATAATTACACCCCAACAATCAAGTCCCATTTTATCTCTTCCTAAATGTTTATATGGAATTCCTAACATCCCATTTACTAATTCTTTAGTTTGATTTACTGTTATGTCTTTTAATAAAGCTAATTGCATTTTTTACCTTATATAAATATCAGTGCGTGGAATACCAGGAAAAGCCCCAAATCTTTCTATATTATTTAGTTCTATACATCTTTGTTTTGTTCTATTACAAGTAGTTTCCTCTCCACTATAACCACATTCAGTCCCCTTAAATGTTTTCCATCTGCATAAATCTCTATTATAATTATCTAGAGGCAAATTTATTTGATTCAAGTCAAATTTTGATTTCAAAGTAAATACTGCATCTTTTTGATTTACATCTACTGATTTAATATAAAAAATATCTTCTATATAAGAATCGGCATCATCTAACTGATTTGCCCACACTAATTTTATCTTCACTTTTTTCCCTCTTAATGCATCATAAGATTCTAATTTGATTCCCATTGCTCTTGATATATTCGAAACTGTTACTTTTACTGTATCAATGTTTCCATCATTATTCTCTGAAACAAAATCATGTTTTATAGGCATTCTAGTATATGTCACACTATCAAAAGTAATTTCAGTTGGATAGTTTACATAATTCAAGTCATTATCAGCCCCATCATAATCTTCTATAGTATATAAGTAAACTGGTTGATTAGTCTGTTTACCTTTCTCTCCTTTAAATGTATTGTTTAAATCTCTTGCCATTAACTAAAAACCTCTATTAATTCTACTCTTGCATTGTATGTTCCAAAATTTTGCCTTTCTATTTTAAAAGAATTGTCAACATATCTAACTGTATATTCTGTAGAATCTACTGGATTAGTAAAGGTAAATGTATCTTTTGGGCCAGTTTTTGAAACAAAGAAATCTCTTATTGTTCCTATTTCTGTTTTACTATTTACATTAAAATGAATTGTAAATTTCTTTTTTGTTTTTCCCCATACATCTCTTCTTTGCTCCCATCCATTTTCTACTTCAGATACAAGAACTTTTGATATTGTTTCTTCATAAAATGGAAAGCCTCTATCATAATTAAAATCTGACATTTATGTCTCCTGTTTGATTACTTTTCTTATTATGCCTCTATTTAAAATATTTTCTGTTATTGGATTTATTACCATATCAGGCGTTTGTTTAATTGCTTCACCTATAAAGCCTGGGCTAATCATATTTATTATTGTTAATCCTCCTGATGCCCCTCCTGCAGATTCTCTTGGAACTATTTTCTCTCCTTCGTGTAACTTATAAATACCTGTAGAAGGAACATAATCAGTTCCATGTTGATACCCCATACTAGCTCCTATTGCCGCTGTAGTGGAATTGGAAACCCCTTGAGCAGCAGCTGCACTGCTTGCTGGATTAAAAAAACTGCTTAATAAACTCCCAACTAAACCTCCAATTCCTGGTGAGCTTGAACCCCCTACTTGATGTTCAAAAAATAACCAATTCATCAACATGTTTGATATTGCATCTGCAAATGAACTTTGTATGTTTAACCATATTCTATTGAAGAAATCTTCTAAACTTGTTAATTCACCTTTTAATACATCACTAAATGCTGACTTAAATCCTTCTGCCATTCCTCGATATGTCTTATCACTTACTTTCTTTAAATCGCCAAATCGTTCACTCATTCCTTTAATTGTTTCTTCAAATTCAGGAGGTTTAAACGGGTCAATCATACCCAATTGTGCTAACTCATCTGATAAATCATCTTTAGCATCACCTACTGCTTCAGATATTCCTTCTTTTTTTAGATATATTTCTGTTATATTATCCTGTAATCCTTTTAGTATTTCATCTAAACTTTCTTTCTCTTCTTTAACCCAAGTCTCTAATTCAATTAATTTCTGTTTAAATGGGCCAAACCAAGCTGCTGGATTTGTCACCCTTTCAAATTGAATATATGTTTCTACCAATTTAAGAAATAATTTATCTATATTTATCAGAGCAATTCCTATTGCATTCGCAGCTAATTTCCATTTATCAGACCATACAATTGCTGAAGTAACTAAAGCAATAAATGCCCCCATAGCTATTAATGCGGGCCCTCCCAATAAAGAAAATAAAGAGCCAAAAGCAAATGTTAATAATCCCACAGCAAATGTTAATGGGCCTACGACTGCTAATAATTTAACTAAAGTAGTAGAGATATTTTTATTTTTCTTTAAAAGTTCACTTATCTTTTCAGACCATTCTTTTAATATAGGTATTAAATCATCTTTTAATAAAGGTAGTATTCCTGCTCCCAACTCTCTTAATATTGCTACTGACTCTTCTCTTATTTGTGATAATTGAAAAGCTGTAGTTGCCATTGCTATTTGTGCTTTATCCATTGCTTTTCCAGCTCTATTTGTCATTACCTCTAAATCTTCACCTGCTTTATTTGCTTGCCCTGCAGCAATCGCCCATCCTAATAACCCTCTAATGTTTGGTGATATTGCAGCTAACTGTTCTATTTGTGCATCGCTTAATGTTCTTAATGTCTTTTCAAATCTCCCTGCTCGTATCACGTCAACATTCCATTCAAATCCCAGATTTCTTGCAGCTTCTGAAGCTCCTTCTTGAACTTTTAAAACTGAACGAAGGATTCCTCTTAAAGCTGTTTGTGCTTTATGAGCATCTAATCCACCTCTTGTCAACATCGCAAAAGCTGCCCCATAATCTTCTATAGTCATTCCTGCTTGTGCAGCCATAGCAGCAGTCTGTCCTATTGTTCCTGCTACATCTTCAAATGTAACTCTTCCTCTTTCTACTACAGCAGCTAACCAATCAGCAGCATCTGCTGTTCCTTTTAGTTCTTTCCCATATGTAGTCATTAAAGTAATTAAAGCTGAAACAGCTGTATTTACTTGAGTAAAACCACCTGTAGCTGCTATTGAAGCTTGCTCCATTAATCCCATAGCATCAGATACATCTATCTGAGCTGATAAAACATCATATAAACCTTCACCCAATACTTTTGTTGTTTGCCCCCACTTTTTCGATAACATTTCTATTTGTCTTGAAAATTCAGGTAATAGATGACGAGTACTTTTTGATAACATTGTATTTACTTTTGCCATACTCGTTTCAAAATCAATTGCTATTTTACCCATAGCAATAGCTGCACCTGACAATGCAGCTCCTAAAATCATCATTTGCCTACCAGCCATTTTAAATGTCTCAGCAGACTGTTTCATCCTCTGTTCTAATCCCCTCAATCCTGCTTTTGCTGAATCAAGTTGAGTCTTAAAATTTCTTAAATCTACTTCTAAGAATACTTGTAATTTACCTAAATTCCCTTGCATTTATTTTTTAACCTTTGGTTTTTTCATTATATTTCTTTTTATCGGCCAACCATTAAAATTTAATGTATTATCTGTCCTTGTTACTTTACCAGTTCTTTCTGACATCTTTTTTCTTAATTCAATTTCTCTTAAAACTGCTTTGTTATAAATTGCAACATTGAGATTAAACTCATCTACATCCAATTCTAATAATTGCGTCGGCAATAAATTGTAGCGTGTAGCAACTGCATCTACTAGATACGGTAAATCGCCCTTTAAGAAGGGCATTATACGTTTTTTAAATCAACTCCAATGATTTGTCCCATAAGAAAGGCTTGGTCTGTTGTATCTAATTCTGTCCATAATAAACAATTTTCCATCTCTCCTTTCTTATATTCTAAAACAACTTTTGGTTCTAATATTCCTTTAGTAACCAATGTTTCAACGAACTTAAGCATTAATTTTAATGATTTCTCATCTTCCATAGCTGCTTTTAAATTTTTTGAGTTATTATCTTTGATGAATTGCATAAAAGGATTCGGAATGTCTTCCATTCCATTTTCTAATAATTCAATTGCTGAAAGTTTTTTAATTTTAAATGTCATTCCTGTTGGTGTTTTTACATATCTTTCTTTCTGTATCTTTTTCCTATATTCACTAGGTGAAATAGCTTTATTATTCTCAGCCATGTTACCTCCTTTTATTTGAGAATATTATACTTCTCTTTTTCTTCCTATTTTATGATTTTTTCTATATTCTTTTTTCCATTCTTCTGGTTTATCTAATCTTCTTAAAAATGAATCTTGTTTTCTCTGTTTATTTCTTATTCTTTGGCGTCTTGTTAAATAACGACCACATTTAAGTCTGTTACGATTATATTTTTTTGCTCCACCACCAGATTTACTTCTATTTCTTTTTACTTCCATTTACATTCCTTTTTTTCTTCTTTTAAAAAGTTTTTAGATAGTCAAGACTTTAACTAAAACTTTTGTTATTCGCTGATTGTATCTTCGATGTATCCAATTCTCTGAGTTGAAGGTTTTGTAGTATCAGCAAAGCAAGTAAAAGTCACTGGAACTCTATATATATTGTCTTTAGCTAATACTGCATCACCAATCTCAGTCATGAAAGCTTTATAAATATAAAACTTTCTATCATATCCTTCAGGAGACTTTCCATAGAACTCTAATGTTCTATATGATATTGTATCAGTAGTTCCCAATGACAAAGTCTTAGTTGCTCCAGCATCTTCTACTGAACTCGGTATGTCCCAAATCTCCTTCAATCTGTCTAAATCTGTTTCAGCTATTTCAGTTGATACTCTATAAGTTTCTCGAACTTTAGATATACCAACTGGCTCTAACTGCTGGTCAATCAGCTTTTCAAATATCTCAATATCCTTCGTAAAAGTAACTCCACCAAAAGTAGAACCCACTGAAGAACCATCAATTTTGAAATCGCCTATTCCAACGATTACATTTTTAGCAGTTACACTCATCTATTTCCCTCCTCTTAAGTTAAATCCACTACTATTAAATTAAAGTTAGCAGTTCCTATATAAAAATTAGTATCATTATCAAAAAATGTAGGAATACTATTTTCCCATTCACATCGCAAACTTCGAAAAGACCCTGATTCTGATAAATCAGTATTGTCTAGTATGGCTATTACTCTTTCTAAAATATCATCCACTTTTTGCGGGTCTTTTCTATCTATTGCTTGTATTTGAAATATTCCTTCTCTTATTTTTGAAGTAGTTAATCCATCGTTTTTTGCTAACTCTATTTTCCCGAATAATAAATATCTATCAAAATTATAATCTTTTAATTGTGCAAAGTTTCTTATATTATGAGTTGAAGCATCATATCCTAAATGAGTTTTTAATGTATCATCTGCTGTTAATTTTGTATTTAATGATTTTAAAATATCTTTCATTATAATCCTCTTATACTTTTAGCTATTTCATCTGCTATATAATTTAAAGCTATATCTTTACTTTCAAAAAATGCTGGTCTTAAATATCCTCCTGATTTATCTTTTGCTTCTACCCATGCTGCATAATAAACATCTGTTCCAACAGCTACCCTATATAATTCCATGTTTAATTTTTCAACTTCAGTTGTAATTGACCTTCTTAAGTTTCCTGTTATAATATGTCTATAATGTCCATGTTTACCTGATATATTTTCTTTTGCTCTTCTTTCGATTATCAAACCTGCTCTTTTTATTATATCGTCCATTTCACCATTTAGTTTCATCGCAACCATATTAATGTTGGTTAATACTTTATTTAATCCTTTTAATTTCATTGTAAATAAACTCATTTAATCCTCTCTAAAAATAATTCTAAATGGTGTATTGAATCTTCATCATATACCTTATAGACTCTTTTAACAATATATTCTTCTGAACTATTTACTAATTTATCACCTGCTAATATATCTACATTTGCTCCGATTGCTTTATGTGTTGAATTTTCTGTTTTTCCTATATCTGACACTTGTGATTCACCTTTAGTTTGGTATATACGACAAGAATAAGAAGCTATATGGGTAGACCAAGTATTATCCTCTCCCCCATAATCATTCTCGGAATGAGACAACCTTTTAATTTCTGCTGTGATTGCTAAAAAATCAGTAATAGCCATATACATTAATAAAGAAAATATTATTAATGTATTTTTTTAAAGGTAGGATTTTATTTTTTTGTAGATTTCTTCGGGTTCTATTGAGGCAAGGTTTCTACAGAAATCGAGGTTATTAGTAGCAAATCTATCAGGATTCGGACATTTTTCATACCAATCTTGTGTGGTATACCAACATCCTTTACAAGTCATAACTCCTTCTATATTTATATTTTCTTGATATCCAAAATTATCTACAGTTGTTGGCCCAAATAAAATAGCTCCTTTTGTTTGTAATCCTTTACATAAATGCCCAAACAATCCTTCTTGAGCTAATACTAATGTTGCATTATTTACTAGTGCAAATAATTCTTCTAATGTTGTTCTTCCTCTCAAATCTAATTCGTCATTATCTATTAAAGACTCTTTTAAAGTGCCGACTTGTATTATTCTATATTCAGGATGTTGTTCATAAATCAAATCTAATAGTTCAAACCAGTAAGGATAAAATTTAGTTTTTCTTAATTCATCATCTCCCTTATTAACTAATATATATGGATAGTCAATTAAGTCTATTAATTTGTTGCCTTCTATTAATGGAAATAAATTATAATCTTCTTCTATTAATTCTACCTCTGCAAACTCTGCTGATGTCTTTAAAAGATTTCCTTTAAATGTTTGTAATGAATTGAAGAAGTTAAAATATACCTCCTGTAATCCTTTGTCTAAGTTTGTTAGTTTTCCTTTTTCCCATATTCCTACTATATATCTATCATCAAATAATAAATCATATCTTTTTGATTCTCTTTCTATTAATTTATTCCAATCAGTGTAGCCTGTATATATTACTCTATCAACTGTTGGGTCTTTTTTCCATAGTGGTATTTTATCCCTTACATATAATGTAATTGTAGAATCTGGATATTTTCTTTTAATAGCGTGAGTCAAGAATAAAAGACAAATTGTATCTCCTATACCACCGAGCTTTGTTAATGCTATGTTCTTTTTTGTTTGTTTGAATAGAAATTCCATACAATAATTAATATTATGCTTATTATTATCATTTGTTTACTATAGTAATGAAAAAGATAAACAATTTGATAGAATAAAATTAAAAAAACAAGGATGCCTGTAACGATTTTTGCTGCTTTCTTTTTATGTTCTTCTATGTAATCTATTAAATCTTGATTGTTTTTATGTTTCATCTTCCTTGCCACCTTTTCATCTCCCCTCCTTTGTTATTTAGTCTTGCTTTCTTCTTTTCCACATCAAATAATGCTCTGCACCTAATACAATATTACTTAACAAGCATACATCTTCGTATTTACCTCCCTCTTTATTTGTTGCTTCAAAACGCTTACCACCTGCTGTTATGGTTACTTTAATATCTTTAGCAAGGGTATGACTATTTGCAAACTTTTCAAGCTCTTTATACATTTGATTGTCTGTCATCTCCACTCCTTTGTTATTTGGTTCATCCTTCCTCTCTAATTTTAGTCCCACTAATATTTTCCGTTTCTTTATCTAACCTTATTTCTCTTATTCCCCATCCTACTTTTCTCCCGTGGACAACCTCTTTTATATCAGGTAATACAACATAAGTTAATTTACCGATATTCATCTCTCTTTTAAATTCTCTACAAATCATATCTATCCGTTCTTCTACTGAATAAGGGTTTTTATCATCCACTTTAGAATCTCTAATGCCTATACAAACTTTGTTTCCTTCGTTTAATACTGTTCTTATCAGCTTAATATGCCCTCTATGAAGTGGTTGCCATCTTCCGATAAAAAGACTAGTATCTCCTGTGAATCCGATTGATTTACTATTCTCTTGGTAGTTTTCAGCCACATTTATTATTTTGTTTATTAGGTTTTCCTCGTTTATTTCACCCTTATTACAATTGACATTAACTGCTCTATCATCTACTATTGCGTGATAAACAGGTTTTATCTTATTTGTAAATTCTGGGTCGTCTTTTCTTCCGTAGCTATGATACTTGACATCGTTATCTTTCAACCATTTTTTCATAGTAGGTGTAAACTGTCTTGTTGTAAAAATTATAATATAATAACCCTTATCGTATAACTTGTTTAGCACATTGATTACATTTCTATTGGGTTTGCCTAAAACATCAAAACCTTTCCAGCCATTATAAGTTGCAAGGACTCCATCAAAATCAAATGCTATTGTTTTCATATTACCTTTTCCTCCCTTAAATATGTTAGTATTTTATCAACACTTTCTTCTAATGTATCTATTTCTGTATTACAAACAATTTCAGGTTTGATAGGTTTTTCGTAGGGGTCATCGTATCCTGTGAATCCTTTTATTTTTCCTTCTTTTGCTTTCTTCCACATACCCTTGGTATCTCTTTTGGCACATTCTTCTGGAGTTGCCTGAATAAACACCTCGATAAAATTAGAAACATTATTTCTTATACTTTCTCTTGTTTTTCTATAAGGACTAACAAAAGAAGCAATAGCTATGGTATTATTTCTTGAAAGCAATCGACTTACAAAATTTATTCTGTTTATATTCTTATCTCTATCTTCCTTGCTAAAACCCAAATCATCTGAAAGTTTACCTTTTCGCACAATGTCACCATCTAGTCTCTCTGCATTTTTCCCTCTTTTTCTTAGTTCTTTAGCTAGTAAGTCCCCTATTGTTGTTTTGCCACTACAAGGTAAACCTGTTAGCCAAATAACAGCTCCTTTTGTTTGGACATCTAAAGAAAAAAGTTTTAAAAAACAACCGTGATATAAAAAATACAGAGCCATATTTATAGAGTTCCAGATTAAAGAAGCACCTAAAGCTCCAAATTGTTGCATAGTTTGTTTAGCTCCAATTTTAAAAAACAAAGCATTAACTATAATCACAAATGCTCTATAAGTTATACCTTGCCAACTAAATACTTTTTTATTTATTCTCCTTTTTATCATACTACTCCTTCTCTTGTTTATAAAAGCACCCTCTTATGTGTTGGGAGAGGGCGGTTGATAATTCACTCAAATGTTTCTCATACCCTGCTTTTGTGAGCACAATATATCCACTATCATCTTGTGGCATACGGTTAAGTAACATTATGCTTTCTATTTTTCCCTCATCACACGCCTCATCTACTGCTTTTTTGAGGGCTTGTTCACAGAGGTCTATTGCTTGGTTGTGTCCCATTACCCTTACCTCCCTTTTACCAGCTCCTGCTCCCAATAATCCTATGGGTTTATTATAATCTCTTTTCTCCGGCAATATTGACTTCATTTTTATTTCAGCCCCTCCTTCTTCTTCCTTGCCTTGATTAAGGCTTGGATTAAAGCATTAAGTTCTCTCTCAATTTCCAGCCAATAAAAATGTTTATTTACTATTTTTTTTATCTCCCCCTCCGTCAATTGGAGGGCTTTGATTTCATCAGCAGTTTGCTTTGCCAATGAGCTATAATCAGTTATGTTTCCCATCATTGATACTTCCATAAACTTATTTTTCAATATACTCTCAAGGCTCATTTAGACCTCCTTTATCTCTTTGACGATTATTTTACGAGGAAATACCCTTACAAAATTAACTTTAGAAAGTGGAAATAATACATCATACATTATTGCTTCTGTTAATTCATCTTCGTTTATCCACTCTTTTATTTCTATCCCTTTCACACTATCCAGTTGGGATTGGAGTTGTTCGATTTTCTTCTCTTTTTCTTTCAATTTAAAAAAGTGATTCCAATACTCTTTATCATCTACCATAATTTCTTTATTTCTCATCAAAACTTTATTATGTTTTTCCAACTCCTTCACCTTCTCTTTGAGGGAGAGATTTTCTTTATTAAATATACTTAAAATTGCCTCAAGAGCCTTATCGTTTTCTCTTGCGTGTTCACTTTGTCTATCCTTGCCCTTTCTACAATAAGGAGAAACATAATTAAGATTATCCAGTATTTCTCTAATCTCCTGTTTCATAACAACCACTCTACATTAACTAATTGGTTATCCTTTCTCAATATTCCCCATAACAATTATCATATTGAGTTGTAAACTCTGCTTCATCTCTATTGTCTTTACATTTTTGACACAAAGCTATCTTCCCATATACATTTTTATTATTGTAATCAGTTTCTATCGCTTTGCCACAATCTGCACATTTATAATATTTCTTACTTTTCATCTCCCCTCCAGTTACTATATATCCATTCCCTTTTCAATTTGTTTTTGCAATTTAGTTTTATTTCTGCTTTCTTCACTGACAGAACGTGCTAATAAAAGTGAAATCATTATCCAAGTTACTAACATAAAATCAATCATATCATATCGGGGTTTATTTCTATTTAATAATGTCATTACTGCTATTAAAAATGATAAATATAATATCCAATAAAGTATTATCTTTCTTCTCCTTTATTCCTTAATTCATTAATCTCTTCATTTAAATCATCTATCTGTGATTTTAAATCATTTATTTCTGATTCCAATTCACCTATTTTTTCATTTTTCTCATCATAACAATCTTTACAAAAACATTCATCCCCTCCCCAAATATCTACTTTACAATTATCACATTTTGTTTCTGATGGCATTTTAATTACCCTCCTCTTTTTCTAAAACAACCTGGTTTATTAACAAATTGACATATAGGTAAACCATGTCTTTTTGCTTCCTTTAAAATTTTTTTAGTTAATGCTCTACCACACCTTCTTGATAATTTACAATCTTTATGAAAGCCACAATATGTTCTATCATGATAACAAATCATATATTTAAAGATTTTTTTGCTTCTGTTATTACTTTATCTTCACACTTCTTTCTTCTACATCTATATAAATTTTGTCCTAAATAAATTGCTTTTCCACTTTTTAACATAACTTCAGTTATATCTCTTTTACAAATTCTACAAATTCCTAATGTTTTATTTTCCTTTTTCATTCCAAGTATCAGTATCATGTTCTTTTATTTTTCCAAAATTTAAATCCCAAACATGAAATGTTAATCTATATATTCTTAATACTTCATGTCTAGAAATCTCTCCCCAATTTATTGAAGACCATCTTTTTAAAATTTCTGATATCCAATCTAATTGTCCATCTTCAGAAAAAGTAAATTTATTAATATTACTATTATTAATATAATCAGTTACTTGTTTAGTAAAATAAGTAAATTGTTCATCTTTTATTTTCAAGTTTGTATCAATAGAATCATTAACTCCTCTTTTCTGCAGAAAAAATCCTCTTTTTAACCAAAGTATATACATATAAGTTGCTATCTTTAAAAGGTCTCTTTCCCTTTTTAAATTTTTAAACCTATAAGTATATTTGTCAATAGTCCCGAATAACCAATTCTTCCCATGTGCATCAAAGAGAACATCAGTGCTTTCTCTTTGTTCATTTAATCCATATTTCTTCCCACCGTATAGAAATTGGTCTTTAGTTAAATCAAAAAATGTTTCTAAGTTTTTCATATTTACTTCCCTTATTTTTATTATATAATATTTCCTTTAAAATCTTAAAAGTTATTATTCTTCAGTTTCCCCATACTCAGAATATAATATAGTCAAAAAGATATTTGAAAATGATTGTCCACTCGGACAAATGTCAGAAGCTTGTGATTGAACTATATATAATATATCTTTTATTTTTTTATCCATTTCTATCAACCACTCATTTACTTTTTTCTCTAAATTTATTCCATTATAACCAGAAAATACTTTTACCTTTCTCATTTTATATCCTCCACTATTACTGGAACCTCTTTCTTAAATATTTCTAAAGCCATATTAGCTACTTCTTGCATTTGTGGGTGAGCAGTTTTAGCACATCTTAATTTAAAGAAGTGCCTCCACTCACGAAAATTCATAGTTACTACTATTTCAGTTTTTAAACTGTTAGGTAATACACTTCTAGCTTCTTGAGGAGTTGCTCCTTGTTCAATTAAATAATTATATGCTTTTTCACTATCTTCCATTGCTGCTTCCCAAAAAGCATACTTATCGTTAATATAAGTTAAACCATGTTCAGAACCTTCTCTCATTTCATCTGACCAAAATATTGGTTTAATAAACTCAATATCTTTTCCTGAATAATTACAATACCTAGTAGATTCTTGACTATAAGAAGCAATTCTATGCCTCACTAATTCATGCGTCACCCCTCTATCACAAATAAATCTCATAGAAGCTACTGCATGTTCCAATACTGATTCATGCCCACGCTTTAAAATCATTCTAACAAATTTTTCAGCACTATCTTTAGTAATTCTTGACTCTGATTTGTAGCAAGTCCTTCCAGCTTCTTCTATTCTTTGAAGAGGGTTAGGAGTTATCCAAATTAATTTTACTGATGGTTTAATTATTTTCATCAAAATTCCTTGCCATGTTTATAAGGTCTTTTTTTATTTTTATTTATTTTGCTTATTATCTCTCTTTCTAAATCAATATTTCTAGCAGCACAGTAATCAAAAATTCTGATACAACAGTCTGCTAACTCCTCACCAACATTATTTTTTTCTCTATTAATTTGTCTTAAACCTTCAAGAGCTTCTGAAAGCTCAGAGTGCATAAGAGCTATTAACTCTCCATCATTTCTCTCTTTATCCCAGAATCCCTTTTCTTTAGCTATTTTATGAGATAATTCACATAATTCTTTAATTGTCATAAATGTGCTCCTCTTATGCTCATATTTTTCTATTTTTTTATTGTCTTCTAATATTGCATTTTTTATTTCTCTTGCTACAGTTCTACATTCTCTCCATTCTAAATGAACTAATCTTCTTCTATCAGATAATACCTTTACTATTGTTGATACACTTATATTCATTGTAAATCTAACTTAAAACCTCTTACTATTGAATTCTTTGGTATGTATATATCTGATTTAAAATGTTTATCTGGAAAAGAAAAAAGTTTCCAATATTTATTTCCAAATTCTGATTTATAACTTACTATACAAGGAGATACTTCATCTGTTTCATTTATTACACAACGATAAGAACTAATCTTTCCAGATATATATCTCCCATCTCCTACTTCTTTATAATAATAGTAATATAAATCTCCCTCTATACTACCCGTTCCCAAAAAGAAACTACCAGAAATATTATTATTATCTTTAAATGTTACTAGTTTTTCTCTACTTTCTTCTATAGGGATTTGTTTTGCTTTATAAGATATGGGCATTCCTATAATTGCAAATAGAAGAAATCCTATAGCAATAGAAGTAACTGAAGTAAGACAAATGCCAAAAACCTTATCCTCTTTATCAGAAGATACCCAATCAGGTAGAACTACTTTTTTCATCATTATAACAAATGCTATTATTGTTCCTAATATGAATTGTATCATTTGATTTCTCCTTTTATTATATTATATATTATCTTTGAGCTTTTGTTAAATTTAAAATCACTTAATCTTTTATTCAACATCCTCTTTATTGTAGGTAAATATAGTTATTCCTGATTCTTTAAGAATAAATTCTGAATAGTTATCGTATGGTTTTCCTTTTAAATAAACTAGTCTTTCAACACCTGCATTTACTATCTCTATTGCACAATCTTTACATACCTGCCCACAATAACAATATAAAGTAGTTCCTTTTGTAGATATTCCATTTCTAGCTGCTTGAATTAGAGCATTTCTTTCTGCATGTCCTGCTTGACATAAATGAAGTCCTTCTCCTGATTTATATCCTAATTCTATTCTGGGACATTTTGTATACTTCTTCCATGTAATATGTTCTCTACCTAAATAATCTTTATCTAATTTATTATCTAATCTTAAATAAAATGAAGTATTCCTTTCATTACAATGCTGAACTCCCCTTGCTGGCCCATTATATCCTGTTGATATTATTGCTTTATCTTTTACTAAAACTGCCCCGATTTGTCTACTTAAACATTTACTGTTCTTACTTACTTCTTTAGCTATATGTAGGAAATATAAGTCCCATTTTCTCATAACTTATAATTATTTATATTGTTTTATAATTTGATTCTTAATTAACTTATTCCCTTTCATTACTTTATAAATTTTATAATGTTATCTATTTATAAAAATTTCTTTAATAATATATATAATATTAGAGAATTATAAATTTACATTTATATTTATCTCTTTTAGTATTAATCCTCTTTTTAAAGCCTCTTTTTTAAGATTATAATAATCAAAATGTTTCTTCACTTCTCTCCCTTCTAAATATATTTCATCATACCACATTTCATCCGGGAAACAACCACCACCAGTCAAAAGTGTAAATCCGTCCTTAGATTTCTTTTCAATCCATTTTAAAATATTAAGTAAATGGTCATCCTCTAAATCCTTATATAATATTCTATGTCCATTTTTAGTTATCCATCTTTTGTCTGACATTTTGCTTTTTCTCCATTTATCTTTTTATATGTGCAAGTTTTTAAGAAGTCATTGGTTATTTTCTCAAAGTCTTTGCACATTTTTTTATTCCCTATTAACAATACTTTTATCATTGAGCTTTCTGGATGATGTTCAGGTCGTAAGAGTTTGAATGTAATTTCTCTCTTTTGTTTATTACTCATCTTTTTTCTCTTTCTTTAATAAAGTCATTTTAAAGAATCCTATTCCATTCAATATAGCAATAATTATTATTATAAATCCATACCAACTCAATATAGAAAATGCCATTGATTGAAATATATCTATTACAAC